TTTTTTATTATTTTTTTTTTTTTTTTTTATTTGCTATTTTATTTTTTAAATATTTTGATGGAAATAATGAATAAAGAAAATCTTGATAATTTTCTTCATTTTGTTCAATATCATCCATTTCAAATTCAACAAAGTCTTCTGTTTCCGGATCATAATCTTCATCACTAGTATTATCTGTGTTTTCTTCTTCATCGGTATAATCATTGGAATGTTCGGAATCATCGCTTAAATAATTTTCACTCATATTTTTATCTTCATTTTCATCGCTTAACAAATATTGTGTATTTGATTTAGGAGATTTTTCATTATCATTTATGGTATCCATATTACCTATAGTTATAAAATATATTTATATTATTTTTAAAGATCAATTTTTTTATAAACAAAAATTTTTAAATTGATTTAAAATTATTATTTGAATATATTCTATTATAAATATAAGAATGTATTCAACAAATGAAAATATTTCTGATGCTTCAAAAATATTAGGAATCCAATTTAGTGTTTTAGGACCAGATGCTATTCGTAAAGGTAGTGTTGCTGAAATTACATCAAGAGATACATACATTAATAATAAACCAGTAATTAATGGGTTATTTGATCCAAGAATGGGTGTATTAGAACCTGGGTTAGTTTGTCCTACAGATGGATTGGACTATATGAAAACACCTGGTTATTTTGGACATATAGAATTAGCCAAACCTGTATTTTATATTCAATATTTAAATACAGTTATTAAAATATTAAGAACAGTTTGTATTAAATGTGGTAAATGTAAAATTAGTAAAAAAAAATATGATTTTATTTATAAATTATCACCCAAAAAAAGATTTGATTTTGTATTCAGTCACGCCAATAAAGTTAAACGATGTGGTGAATGTACTGAAGATGGTTGTGGTATAAAACAACCAAGAAAAATATATAAACAAGATTTGGCAGATATTTACGCAGAATGGGAAAAAATAGATGGTATTGAAAATGCCAATGGAATTATTAAAGAAAAACCAACAATTAAATTATCACCCGAAAGTATTCTTAGAATTATGAAACGTATTAGTGATGAAGACATGCTGTTTATGGGGTTTAGTCCAATTTGGTGTAAACCCGAATGGTTTGTTTGTCAAGTATTGGCTGTTCCACCGCCAGCTGTAAGACCTTCTGTAAAACATGATTCACAACAACGAAGTGAAGATGATATTTCACATATTATTGTGAATATTATTAAAGCAAATACAACACTTCAAGACAAAATACAACAAGGAGCTGATTCTAAAGTTATTGAAGATTGGGCTACTGTTTTACAATATTATGTTGCAACGATGGTTGATAATAAAATACCGGGTGTTGCTTCTGTCGCACAACGTTCTGGACGAGCATTAAAATCAATTAAAGAACGATTGGTTGGTAAAACTGGAAGAGTTAGGGGGAATTTACAAGGAAAACGAGTTGATTTCTCATCTAGATCTGTAATTACTCCTGATGCCAATCTTAGTATTAGAGAATTGGGTGTTCCTTTAAAAATAGCCAAAAATATTACATTTCCAAATAAAGTAAATGAACGAAATAAGTTGTTTCTATTAAAATTAGTATTAAATGGACCTGATATTTATCCTGGTGCAAATATTTTAGAAAGAAAATGTGGTGAAAGTATATCACTTAGATATGTAGATAGGAATACATTAGAATTATATGAAGGTGATGTTGTACATAGACATTTAATAAATGGAGATCCAGTTTTATTTAACAGACAACCAAGTTTACATCGTATGTCAATGATGTGTCACGTTGTTAAAGTTATGAAAAAAGGGAATACATTTAGGATGAATGTTGGTGATACAAAGCCATATAATGCCGATTTTGATGGAGACGAAATGAATATGCACGGACCACAAGGAGAGCAAGCACAATGTGAATTACTTAACCTTGCTGCCGTATCTCATCAAATTATTAGTCCAGCAAATCACCAATCCATTATTGGTGTGTTCCAAGATTCATTATTGGGTTGTTATCGTTTTACAAGAGAAAATATTAATTTTAATAAACGAACTGCTATGAATTTATTAATGTATAATAAAAATATTGATTTATCTTTATTTAAAAAAGACAATATTAAAAGTTTTGATATATTGTCACAAATATTACCACCAATGAATGTTAATTTTCATAATAATGGTTTTTCAGATTCCGATGATAAGAAAACATCGAATAATATTATTGAAATTGTAAATGGAAAATATATTCGTGGTCAAATAGATAAAAGTACACTTGCAGGAAAAATGAATGGATTGATTCGTTCTATATTTAATGATTATGGTGATATGAATGCTTCTAATTTTATAGATGATATTCAATCTATTGTAACTGAATATATGAAACTATCTTCTTATAGTGTTGGTATTAGTGATTTAATAGCAGATTCTAAAACGAATCAACAAATATCAGAAGCAGTCACCAATAAAAAGAAAGAAGTTGTTAAACTTTTAAATCAATTACATATTGGAGTATTTGAAAATAATTCTGGAAAAACAAATCAAGTTGAATTTGAAACAAAAGTTAATTCAATATTGAACAAAGCACAAGAAGAAGCTGGTAAAATTGGAAGAAACAGTTTAGATAAAGGTAATAGATTTGTTATAATGGTTAAAGCTGGTTCAAAAGGATCTACGATTAATATTGCACAAATGATTTCTTGTTTAGGTCAACAAAATGTTGATGGTAAACGTATTCCTTATGGTTTTGAAGATAGAACATTACCACATTATACTAAATTTGATGATACGTCACAAGCAAGAGGGTTTGTTGAAAGTTCATTTATTCAGGGACTTACACCAGAAGAATTATATTTTCATGCTATGGGCGGTCGCACAGGTTTAATCGATACAGCTGTAAAAACTAGTTCAACTGGTTATATTCAACGAAGATTAATTAAATCCTTAGAAGATTTAAGTGTTAGGTATGATATGACAGTAAGAAATAATAAAAACAAAATTATACAATTTAGTTATGGAACAGATAATATTAATACTATGAAAGTAGAAACTATCCATTTACCTATTGTAAAAATGTCTTTAGAAGAAATATTTATGCATTATCAAATTCCAAATGACAGAAAAAGTAGATCTATTGAATTATCCAATTTTGACACTGATACAAAGAAGAGATATAAATCACAAAAAAAAGATTTAAAAATCAAAACAAAAGAAATTATTAAAATGATGATTAAAAATAGAGAAGATATAATAAAATACGTATTTAATTATGATGGTGAAACAAAAATACATATACCTATTCAATTTGATAGATTAATTTATAATATACAACATAATTTATATATCACAAAAAATAATATGGTAGACATAACACCATTGGAATTATATAATATGATTGAAAAATCATATAAAAAACTTGAATTTAATGAATACACAAAACCATCAAAATTATTTAAAATTACTTGGTATTATTATTTATCTCCAAAGAATTTACTAACTGTTAAAAGATTTAATAAACGCGCTATAACATTATTGTTGGAAAAAATAGAATTTAATTATAAAAAGGCTATTGTTCACCCAGGGGAAATGGTTGGATTGGTAGCTGCACAAAGTATTGGTGAACCAACTACTCAAATGACATTAAATACATTTCATTTTGCCGGTGTCGCATCTAAATCAAATGTAACTCGGGGTGTACCAAGAATTGAAGAAATACTTTCATTATCGGAGAATCCAAAAAACCCATCCATTACTATTCGTCTTAATAAAGAAGATGAAACAGATTTAAATAAAGCCAGAGAATTGAAATATAAATTAGAATATACAAATTTACACGATATTGCAAAAACCGTAAGTATTTATTTTGATCCAAAAATAGATGCAACAAATATATCTGAAGATAAAGAAATTTTAGAGGAATATTTGGAATTTGAAAAAATGATGAAAGATATCGGTATAGAATCAGAATTTAAAGAATCAGATGTATTTTCAAAATGGATCATTCGTTTAGAATTATCAAAAGAAGATATGCTTGAAAAAAATATTTCAATGGATGATGTGTATTTTGCAATAAAAAATAGTGGTAATGGTCCAAAAGTTCAAATAAGATGTGTTTATAGTGATTTTAATAAAGACAATCTTATTTTTAGAATAAGAGGTGTTAATTTATCTAATAATAAAAAGAAAACATTAGATAAAAACGATGAAATATATTTACTTAAAAATTTGCAACAAAATTTATTGAAAAATATAATTTTGCGAGGAGTAAAAAATATTCCCAAAATCATTATTCGTAAAGTTACCAATTCTTTATATTATGATAATGGACAATATAAACCTAGAGATATATGGGTATTGGATACCATTGGTACAAATTTGGCTGATATGTTGGCTGAAGATGATATTGATTCATCCAATACAATTACAAGTGATATTCAAGAAACATATAGAACACTTGGGATAGAAGCAGCGAGACAATGTATTTTAAATGAATTAGAAGAAGCAATAGGGTTTGATGGTACATATATTGATATGCATCATTTGACTATGTTGGCCGATAGAATTACTGCTACAAAAAAAATGGTTTCAGTATTTAGACATGGTATCAATAATGATAACATTGGACCTATTGCCAAGGCAAGTTTTGAGGAAACGCCGGAAATGTTTTTAAGAGCAGCAAGACACGGTGAAATGGATTTAATGACAGGGGTATCCTCAAATATTATGGTAGGACAAGAAGGATATTATGGTACTGGAGCATTTCAAATTCTATTGAATATTAAAAAATTGTCAGAATTAAAAGAAAAAACATTAGCCGAAGAAGAGGATATTGATTCATTATTGAATATTGATAATCCTACAGATTTTTGTTCTAAAGATAAAATTAAAATTGAAAGTGAATTTGATAATAATATTAAAGATTCAGGATTTATACCAGATGACTATAACATAGATTTTTAAAAAAAAGCACTATTTAATAAAATGTATTTTCAGTGCATTTTTATATAAGAAAATATAATAACAATATAATATAAGATGCTTATAAAAAAAATAATGGATACTATTGAAGCTAATTCAACCATAAAAATATATAGTGATGACTTTATTATTCATAAAAATACATTTAAACATTATTCAGATTTACGATTTTTTAATTTTGCAATTAGATATAATATTAGTTTATCTGAATATGAAAAAGATACAATCACAAAATTATATATAAAATCAAAAAATATTATAAATATTCTTAATAGATTTTCTAAAAAAATACAATTATCATTATATAAAAAATATGATAATAATCGTGATCTTCGTTTTAACCCTTTAGATAAATATAAGGAAAATGAAATAATAAATATAATACAAAATAAAACAATATACAAATTTAGGATATTGGATTTAATTTATTTATGGAAAATAGCATTATTTAAAAGTGAAAATATGTTTGCTATGCCGAAAGAATTAAAAAATCCATATACAAATATAATATTTAAAAAACACAATTTATACAACATTTTTTTTAGTTTTAATAAAACAGGATTTGTTTTACCAGAAATTATATTGAGCTATTTTAAATGTTCATTTGATATTGTTTCTTTAAAAAAGAAAAATTATCCTATTTTACAGGAAAATGCTATAGAATATTATAGTAAAAATGCTTTTTATACAGAATTAATTGACTATTTACTTACGATGTTACATTTTTTTAGAAAAGATATTGATTATATA